GAAACATCTTATCTAAGCAAGATGTTATGTCTGTTGATTACCATAGTGCTTATCACGTTATGGGAACTAAGTGGACAGCTGCTACTGACAACCCAACTAACGCTCTGTTGGCTAATGACAACAATTGGGCATTAACATACGATGCGGATTTAATTCCTATCGTTGAACTAATCGTTAACTCACCACTTGATACTGGTACTAATCCTTAATATCATTAAATTGTGGTCATTAAACCTCATCAATTATTGGTGGGGTTTTTTCTTTACGCTACAATAAAACTAAATTACTTCATTAATCGTGGCAGCTACTATAAACGCAACAATAAAAGGAGAAAATGCTAATAGTTATGTCACATTGACAGAAGCTAATAGTTATTTTGAGACAGTTCCAGATTCTTCAACTTGGACAAATAAAACAGACGATCAAAAAAATAGAGCATTAATATCAGCTACAAGATGGATTGATAGTTTTGTATTTTATGGTGATAGATGTGATGATGGACAGGCACTTAAGTTTCCCAGAAATAATTATCAAGTAGATGGAGTTGAATTAGCTTGTTCTAAAATTCCTTTAAATATCAAATATGCACAGTATGAATTAGCTAGAGCTTTAGCAAATGATACCGATGCTATTACTGGTACTACTGGTAAAGATGGTAATTTTTCTGAAGTAAAATTAGGAGATATACAGGTTAAATATAATACTGATAGTCAGGGAACTGGATCTATAAATAATATTATGGATGTTTACCCGTGGTTACAAAGTTATCTTGGAGCATATATGTTAGGTGGAGCAGGTGCTTTTCAAATGAGGGTAGTTAGAGGATAATGGCAGGACAACTTGATTCATTATTAAAAAGCGTTGCTAAAGATATAGTTGCAACTTTAGGAGATTCTCTTGATACAACTATCACTTATACAAAGAAAGGGGTTTCTAGTTATAACGTGGAAACAGGAGAAAATATTACTGTTGATACGACTTATTCAGACTTAAAAGTTCCCATAGAGTTTATCAGGTCTACTGAAACTGATGGTAGAGAAAGAAGAGAGGCAAAGATATATATTACACCTGATTTGATTGGAAGTAATCAACCTACTTTTGATGATGAGGTTACAATAACTTATGCTGGATCTACAAGAGTTGGACAAATAATTAATATAGATACGAAACAAGGTGGACAAACTTATTTGTTTACTTTATTGGTGAGGTTGTAATGGCTAAAAATAGAGATGTTGGTAATGCAGGATCAGACCTAATAGGTAATTTAGAGCAAGACTTTAACAGTTTTATACGATCAACGTTGTTTGATTTATCCAGAGAAGAAGATCCAATAAGTCCTATTGATACTGGTTTTTTTGCTTCAAGTTGGACAGCCAGTACACAAAGACCCAGACCAGATCAGGCAAGAGAAGATAATCCTCCTTGGAGTGAAATAGAGCCTTCATATAGACGTATGCCATCACCTAACGCTTTAGTCGAACCTAGATTCGCAGATAAGATAAAATATAATTTTAAACTTTTTTCTAAAGTATATATAGGAAACAGATCAGAATACGCTGCAAGTGCTTTAGGTTCTACAAGAAGTAAAATTCCTCAATATATTCAAGGACAACTTAAACCTCTTGTAAATGCAATATTTACAGATAAAAAAGCTAAGATTGCTATTGGAGCAAGTAAATTTAAAGGTGGTCAAGGTGGTATTGGACAATTTGCTGATCCAAATAGAGAATTTGTTGATTACACTAATCTATGACTTTAGTTAACACCAGAGCAGCTTTTGAAAAGGCAGTAACAGATGCAGTTGCAGACGTAGATCCAACTGTAGAAATGATCTATGACAATATGGTTTATAAGACACCTGGCAAAACTAAGAAGTATATAATCATGTCAATAGATTTTGCACAGGCCACATCTCAAACACAGGGAGCATCTCAGGATTTTTATTCTGGTGTAATTCAATGTAATGTTTATGTTCCAAGAGGAAAGGGTACTGCTACTTTATCGGAACTAGGAGAGGCAGTAATTGATGGACTTACCTCTGTCAATGCTTCTGGTTACACAGATACCTTTAGTTGTAAACCTAGAGTTTTAGATGTTGTTGGTCCTGCACCTATTGTTTTAGATGACTCTGCACACTTTCTTGGCTTAATATCTTGCCAATTCACAGCAAAT